TTTGTTGAAAGAACTTTAACAGAGCATTTTGATGATATTTTAAAAGAAGCAAAGAAGGGAGTAAGAAAATGATAGAAAAAGTTAGAGAATACATACTAAATTGTCCTTATCTAAAAGAATTCGCTGAAATAAATGTTGATTATTTAGCAGATAAAGTAAATACCTATTCAGTTAATGAAGGGGTAGGATATAATCCACTGATTAGCAAAGATATATTAGGTAATGAAGAATGCCAATTTCAGTTTTCTTTTGATGCAAAATTATATTGGAATGAAGAAATAGCAAATAACATAGATAACTCGAAATTCTTTGAAGATTTTAGAGAATGGTTAAAAAATAATAATAAAAATAAAATATTTCCACAAATTGAGGGGATAGAGATAGAATCCATTAGTGCAATTACTAATGGATATTTATTTGCAACAAATGCAGATGAAGCAATTTATCGTATTAGTTGTGTAATGAATTATTGGAGGTCGAGATGAAGACTATAAATATAAAAAAAGAATGTAATATTAAAGGCAAAAAATATGTAATAGGAGATAAATTTAAACCTACTAAAGAAGATATGCTATTAATATGCAGATTAAATGAAAATGGCTTTATTGAGCCTCTGACAAAAGAAGAATTAATAGAAATTTCTAATAATTTTAAATTAAAGAAAAAAAAGAAGGAGGAAATCTAAATGGGATATAAAAAAGTCACTAGAGATCAAATTGCTACTTATTTAAATACTACTCCATCAGAAACAAGTGAAACTTGGTCAATTGTTGGTGTTGGTATTACAGATTATGGTCAATCATTTAATCCACAAGTAGAAACAGAAAAATGGGTAATTCATAAAAATGCAACAAGTTCATTAGAAAGTTATCAAATTCAAGGCAATGTTTCTCAAAAATGTTATTTTGGAGACCCGGTTTATGACTTTGTAAACAATTTAAGAAGAACAGCAGGTGTTGGTAGTGCGGTAGAAACTCAAATACTTGATATAGATTTATATGATAGTACAGGGGAAGCACCATCTATAAGCTATAAAGCAACTAAATATAACTGTATGATAGCAGTAACAAGTTATGCAACAGGAGAATCACCAGTAATTGAATATTCAATTTATTATAATGGTGACCCAACAGTTGGAACAGTAACTATTGCTGATAGTGTACCAAAATTTACACCTGATGCTTAATAGTACAGGCTAGGGTTTAAAGACTCTAGCCTATTTTTTATTATAAGAAAGAGAGGAATTAAAACTATGGCAGATTTTATTCAATTAAAGAAAGATAATATATTAAGAATAGGTATACAAGATATGAACGGATTAGACACAGGAGAATATCTAGAATTTGATTTAGAAGATATAGAATTACCGTTAAGAATTAATGAATGTGAGGCAAAACATAGAAAGAATTTAGATTTTTTAAGAAATCAATTTTTAATAATTGATAAGAAAGAAGATAAAAAAGGAAAGTTTATTTTATCGTGGAAAGAAGAAGAAAAATTGAAAGCATTAAAAGAGTTCTATAAGAGGGAAATGGAAGCATTAGATTTATTTTTAGGACAAAACGGAACTAGAAAGTTATTAAATGGAAGAAATCCATATTATTCTATGTATGAAGATATAAACGAAATGTTAGAACCGATTTTACCAAAATTAAAATTAAAAGCAGATGACATTGCTAATAAAATAAAAAACAAATATGGTAAAAAATCGTATAATGATACTTTAGAACTTTTAGACGATATAAAAGATACAATTAAAGGTAAACATGAATAAATATCCTGAATATGTGAAAATAGAAGATAAAAAATATAAGATAAATACTGATTTTAGAATAGCAATAGAGTGTCAAGATATAGCAACAAATGAAGAAATAGGAGACTATGAACGTGCATTAGCAATTATTTATAAATTATTTGGTGATGATGGCATAAACAATTCAAATCATTATGAAAAGTTATTGGAATTGGGAACAAAATATCTTTCTTGTGGTAAAGAAGTAGACAATACAACAAATGAAGAACCTGATATGGATTTTACACAAGATATGGATTATATAGAAGCCAGTTTTATGAGTGATTATAATATTGACTTGACAAACATGGAAATGCACTGGTGGAAATTTTATAATCTTATAAATGGTTTGTCTAATAGCGAAATGGGAAATTGTTGTGTATTAAATAGAATTAGAAATTTAAGAAATTATGATACTAAAGATATAAAAGATACAAAAGAATTAATAAAAATCAAAAAGGCAAAAGAACAAGTTGCATTGAAAAAGAAAAATAATGCAAATGTTATTCTTACAGAACAACAAAAAACAAATATAGAATATTTCTATAAAATGACTGGAATTGATAGAAGGGAGTGATTTTATGGATGGTTGGCTTAGAATAGGAACTAAATTAGAAACTAAAGAATTTGATAAGCAAATAGAGTCTGTTAAATTCGAATTAGAACAAATAGAATTTGAACTAGATAACAAAAAAAAATTAAATCTTGACTCATCGACAATAAGAGATTATGAGAAAAAGGCTGAAAAATTAAAAAATAAATTAATAGATTTGAATAAAGCTCAACAAAATTTAGAAAAAGCAAACTTAAATGATGTTCAAAAATCAATAGATAGTATTGGTGATTCTACTTCTAAAACAATAAAGAAAATTAGTAAATGGGCATTGGCAGTTTTTGGTGTAAGAAGTGCATATATGTTTGTAAGACAATCTGCGTCTACATTATCAAGATATAATAATCAAATTGCTACTGATTTAGAGTATATTAATTTTGTTTTAGCAAGTACGCTACAGCCATTGGTAGAGGGGTTGATTAAACTTGTATATAAATTATTAAGTTATATAAGTTATATAGCAAAAGCATGGTTTGGGATAGATTTATTTGCAAAAGCATCAGTTAAAGATTTTAAGAAAATGAATAAATCTGCTAGCGACCTAAAAAAAACATTGGCTGGTTTTGATGAAATGAACGTTTTAAATGAGGATGGTAGTACTGGAACGCTTGGTAGTTATGGCACTCCGAGTTTTGATTTTGAAGATATATTTAATACAGAAAAAACAGAAGAAATTAAAAGTTTTTGGGAAAAAATTGACAAATTTTGGACAGAAGATTTAAGCGATTTAACACAAAATGCCGAAGGTATATGGAGTTCATTTTTTGAAGGACTTGGTTTAACTGGAACTGGCTTTTATTATACATTAAAAGGTGTTTTTGAGATGATTTTTGGTTTAATAATAACACTTGTTGGAGTTTTTTCTGGTAATACAGAAATTATGAAAATAGGTTGGGATATGATGTGTAAAGGTTTGTATGATACTTTCTTAGGATTAATACAAATGATTGGCGGTCTTTTATTAACTGCTTTAGGATTTGTTCAGGGATTATTAATAGAAACTGTTGGATCTATTGGAAATATAATTACATTCTTTTTTGATTTTGTAGAAAATGGAGCAACAAAACTTTCAAATTTGTTAGGTCGAGGAATAGATAATTTGTCATCAAAAGGCGAATTTGTTATATCGACAGCTTTAATTTTGATAAAAGGTGCATTAGATACTGTTGCAGTATTATTTGGCGGTCTATCCAATTCAGTAAAACAAATTTTTGATGGAATCTTAATGTTATTTCAAGGACAATTTAAAAATGGATTTATAAGTATAGGAAAAGGTATCGCAAATGCTTTTATAACGATTTTAAATACAGTAATTAGTGCAATTAATACAGTTTGGGGTGGCGTTTTAAATATTGCAGATTCTGTTGGAAGTTTATTAGGTAAAAAATGGAATTTAAAAACAAAATTATCAATTCCAAAGATACCTTATTTAGCCAAAGGTGGAATAGTAAATATGCCAGGACATGGTGTTCCAGTTGGTGGAGCTATTGCGGGAGAAGTTTCTAAAGAAGGTGTAATACCATTAACTGATTCTCAAGCAATGGAAGAACTAGGTAGTGCAATAGGAAGGTATATAACAATAAACGCAACTCTAATTAATCAAATGAATGGCAGAACAATATCTAGAGAATTAAAAAAAGTACAAAACGAAAGTAATTTTGCAACAAATAGGTAGGTGATATAAATGTTTATAGATAAAGATAGTTTAATAGTAAATGGACTTAATTTAGGTCCTTTTATTTTGGAAGCAAAATATAGTTATAACAAACTATGGAGTAGTGATAGTGGGAGAAATCTTGCAGGAACACAAAGTGGAACATTGATTGGAATATTCCCTAAAATAATAGTTCAATTTAGAAAATTATCACAATTAGAATTAGAACAAATAGCGCCTATTCTAGATAGTCCTAGTCAAGAAGTTACATATTATGATCCAGTAAAAAAAGCAAACATCATAATTCCTACTTACACAGGAGATTGGGAATTAGTTAATAGAAGCATAAGTCAAAATCAAGGTTTTAGTTGCTCATTTATAGCAAAAAGTAAGAGGGTGTAATATGAGGAAACATACACAAAGTTTTAAAGAACAAATAAAAAAAATGGGTAGAGAAATCAACAGCAGAATTACTTATGGTAACAATATTTTAACATCTGAAGAACTATATAGTATATATCCGATAATTAATGGTAGTTTGTTAAATTCCGCTATGAAAGAACTACAATTTGAAAGTTCTGTTCAAGTTCCTAATAATACCTTAATAAAATATGAATTTGGGTTAAAAGTAAATGGTGAATATGAATACTTAGATTATGGAGTATATATTGTATATTCAAGTGAATTTAATGAAGATACAAAAACATATAAGCATACTTGTTATGATGGTATGCTTTTTACAATGAAAAAATACACAAGTCTTCAAAATGGAAAATTCCCAATGACAATAAGGGAATATATTACAAATTTATGTTTAGATTGTAACTTGATATTTAAAAATTTCAACGATGAGTTTCCTAATTACAATAAGATAATTGAAAC